AGAATGATGCATATCGCTGGCATTATGGAAAATGATGTAGTTGACTGCGATGAAGGCGTATGTGTTTCTTTATGGGTAAGTGGATGCTGCCATAAATGTCGAGGTTGCCACAATCATGAATTATGGGACTATGAATATGGACAATTTGTTCCACGAAAAGATGTGATGGATAAGTTGATTGACGCTATTCGTGCAAATGGAATGCTTCGTAATTTTTCTATTCTTGGCGGTGAGCCACTTGACCCAAAGAATATTGCGAATGTGATGCATGTTATCAATCGAATTAGACAAGTTTTTGGCAATAAAATTAAAATCTATCTTTGGACAGGCTATACAATCGAATATCTTAAAAAAGAAGCATCATACATGGTTGGTGGTGAAAGTTATTCATATTGTATTTCAAAGATTTTAAAAAAGATTGACGTTCTCATTGATGGACCATACAGAGAAGAATTGCGTGACACTTCACTTTTGCTTCGTGGCTCATCTAATCAAAGAGTCTTATTGAAGAAGCATCAGTATGGCACACGAAGGCGACAAATGAAGAAATAGTTAGTCTATTTTTCAACTAAATTCTCTATATGGAGAAAATCATTTTACCAAATGGCACTCCAGGCAGAATATTGACACCAGATGACTCGGTTGTTGAACAAGCTGCGATGACAGCTAATGCGATAAATTCTGCTTTGATGCCAGACAATTTTGACTATACACATTCACCTTCTGACAATGAAATGGCTGCAATGGAATTCAAAAATCCTCGTCAAGTGAATGAATTAAAATATATCATAAAAGATATTCTATCAGGCGACCCAGCCGCTGCAAAAGATGAGCGTTACTCGTATCTTAATTTCAAACAAATTAAGACAGCTATTGAATGGATTCAAAATAATAATTTTGATGAAGACTTACAAGCACTCTTAGTTTCTCAACCATGGAAACTTGTATATAAAACTAAACCGCCTACACCAGAAGAATTTTTAACAAATAAGTATATCGGTGCGATGGCTGACAACTTATTCCTTCCAGTAAAGAAAAACTTCCTTGAATTTTTCGACCCAATTAAACCATATAGAAATGCATATTTGAACCCATCAATTGGTGCGGGTAAATCAACTTTCACTATGATGTCACTTCTTTATGTTGCATGTTTGTATGCTTTGATGCGTGACCCTTGGAAGTTCTTCTCAAAAGCAAAGACTACAATTTTTGCTATTACACTTTGTGCTGTTACAATTACAAAAGCAAAAGAAATTTATGAAGAGCCAATACGTCAGCTCATAGAAAGTGCCGACTTCTGGAAACAATGTCGTACACACTCAGAAATGATGGAAGAGGAAAAGCACTTACAGGAATGTGATGAAGTTGAATATATTCCTTGGAAAAACGGAAATCAAGTATCTGTATTCAACACTGGAAACAACCTTCAATGGAAAGTAATTTCAAGTGCCAACTCTTTGTTAGGTGTTAACATTTTGTTTGGTTGTATGACTGAGATTACATTCTTCTTGGAAGCTGGTAAAGGTTGGACTGAACAAAAAATCTTCAACTTCTTCTCAAAATTAAAGGAACGTATTTCAAACCGTTTCCAGAACGCATATCTTGCACGTATGATACTTGACTCTTCTCCATCAACACTTGAAGACCCAATTCAGAATTATATGACATATGATGCTCCAAAATTGGAAGAGTCATTTATTTGGAAAGGCGCTCGTTGGGAATTATATCCAGAAGAATTCCCAGACTATTGTGACATTGAAAATAAAGGAACACTTGAACAAAAAGTCGTAAAAGTCAGAAATAATTATGATGTCGCATTTCAGTTGTACAAAGGCGGTAATGGTAAGCCTCCTGTTGCGTGTGAAAATCCAGCTGAAGCTTCACAATATAACCCAGCAGACTTGATTTGGTGTCCTAAAAAGCAATATACTAAGAACGGTACTGCCAACTTCTTACAGAAAGCAAAAGACAACCCAATTGAGTTTATGAAAGACTGGGCAGGTTTACCAGCCGGTACGCCAGACCGTTTATTCTATCGTGATGACTGGATTGAAGAATGTTTTAATAATGGCTTAAAAAATCAATATGGAGCAATTGTCGCTCTTGCAAACGAAGAGCCAGAACATTTGATATGGAATCAGATTTGGCCACGTTTCTTCCAAAAATTGATTAACAAATACAAATTTTATTATGAGCCTGACTTGCCACGAACAGTTTCTGTCGACTTGTCAAAAGCAAAAGACTGTACTGGTATTGCGATGTCGCACGTTGAGTTAGACCCACAAAGAATAGATGAGCATACTGGAAGACCGCTTCCAGTTTATGTAACAGACTTCACAATTGTGCTTGTTCCAAAAGGTGGGCATATCAACATGGACGCTGTCAAATATTTTATTCATGACTTGAAATATCTTGGAAATATCAATTTGCGACATGTTTCATTCGATGGTTGGCAGTCTGACGCTGCCCGGCAATATTTGAAACGTGATGGAATTGCAGTTGACTATGTTTCAGTCGATACGAATAATGAGCCTTACTACAATTTCTATGACTTGGTTACACATGGACGCTATAATTGTGGAAAAAATATTTTCGTAAAGAATAACATGAAGTCTTTGCATGAAATACGACGCGTGCGTACAGGTTCTGTAAAAATTGACCACTTTGAAGGACCATTAAATTATGATTGGGAAGACGGAACTTGGGAAAGCTGCACAGCAGGTATAAATGCAAAAGATGCCACAGATGCTATTGTTGGCTCATTGTATTTGACTTCATTATATCCGTCTGAATTTATTGCAACTAAAAAGTTCTATAAAGAAGATAACTTAGATAAGTCACCAGAAGATATAATGAGATTGACAAAACAATTCACAATGTCAGGAAAATTAGATGGTGGCATCTGGCAATAATGAGCAACTAAATTATCATATATTGGAGAAACTATAGCATGAAACATATTCTAAAACACGGAAAAAATGACCCAAAAATAACAGATTTGGACAATCACCAAATGGGAATCTCAGACGATAATAGAAAGCTCTTTATCCGTATCGATGACAAACTCGTGCTTTTAAATGACTATTCTCAGCAACCTCTTGGAGAAGAAGAGGTTCGTAAATATACTTTTACAGGCGATGAAACAGGTGAAACTATTCTTGAAGAAATTGCGCTTTTCGATGACAAAAAATTGGTATTGCGAAGAGACGGATATAAAGTTTCATATGTAGATATTCCATATTCTGCAGGTGAAATAGTCTCAGTAATGGCAATCAAAGGTTCATTTACTCGTGATACAGAAAATAAAGTTGTGTCTTTGAAAACAGCGAATACATATAACGAATTTGTTATTCATTTTTCAAACACATACGCAATTAAACTTGGACTTTATAAGTCTACTGGTGACAAAAATACAGTTGTTGTAGTAGAGAATCTTGTATTCTCATCAGAAGAGGAGATGAGCTTGTAAGATGGAAAAACTTGTAAAAAAATTAAACGAGTTTGTAGTTGAAGAACATGAGCTTTTTATTGGAAAAAACCATAGAGGTTATTTTGTAACAGACCAATCTATTGCTCCAATTTCAGGAAGACGCGCAACTCATAGCCCAAAAAAATATAATGAAATTACAATTCGTCCTCATGTTGATGCATATACATCAACATCATACAAAGAAGGCGTTCGCAAACTTGTGTCTTTGACTGACGTACTCTCAGGAACTTCTTCAGTTAAAGCTGTTGCATACGGACAACAAAAGATAGACTTTTTCCCATGGATTGGACCGACACTTGGACAGTTCAGAATTATAGCTAAACAAGATGGAGACAACGCATATATCATTTTGAGAGCAGTTTATGCTGAAGGAAAAATGTCGCCAGTACGCGATATTAAATTTGTTCTTAAAAGTGCTATAATTGATGGAAGCCCACGATGGCTGCTAGAGACTATTGAGTTTTATCCAGATGAAGAAATTGGACGCAATACATGGTACCCAATCAGTATTCTTGCTAGTAATGGTTCAACAACTGTTCGTACGACACGTGATGGTGAAATGGCATATGTAAATTATGCTAATAAGTCTGATAAAGAACGTGCAATTGTTATTACACATCAAGGTTATGTCGGAATGCTTCAGTCTCATGACCAAAATGATGCTGTCGGGCAATTCATGGATGTAGTTACTCAAAGAATAAATGCAGTCACGTTGCCAATTGGAGTTAATCCATTCGACCATGATGACCCAGCAGATACTTCTTTTGTAGAACTACACTGGTGTAGAATGTTCAAAAACGGAACAACTATTCAAAATGACTCTTGGGTAAATAGCATCGTAAATGTTTTCTTTACAAAAACAGTAAATGTGAATGGAGTTGGCCAATATCAATTTAATGACTGGTACACTCAAAAAACCAATTTCTTACAAAATGGTGATGCAAACTCTTCAAAAGCATATGTTGACTACTTGATTAACAACATCTTGAATACAGTTGCGCTTGATGGTTCAGATAGTTTTGTTTTCAAATGTGAAGACTTACAAATGGCCATAACACCATTAAAAACTAAAACAGGATTGACATATCTAAAGAGAACTTGTAATAAGGTTCCAATAAACAATGGTGAAGCAAGTTTTGCAGTTTTTGGAGATGAAAATACTGCTGCAGGTGACTCTTTCTACTATGTTGAATATTATATGCTGCCTTCTAATAGGATTGTAAAATTGCATATTGATGGACAACATGACGGAGCTGGTTCATATCTCATAAGATGCTTTGCAGAAGCTAACTAAAAATAAAAAAGGGAACTCGAAAGAGTTCCCAAAGGGAGGCACAAATATGAAGGTCAGCCCTTCACAATTATTTTAGACTTATTATAGCGGCGCCAAGCTTTCATCCAAGCAGGATTGAAATTGTCGTCACCTTCTTTTGTAAAGTTTTCCGTTTTTTCAAATGTTTCTTTTATTTCATGCTCAGCGAAATATTCTTTCAATTTCTCTGTTTCTTCAGGCTCCAAATATGTCGTTTCAAAACCATCAAAAGCAGTGTCATTTTCACGCATAACAAAAAGTGCTCTGTTGCTTTCGCCGTCTTTACTGTCATAAACAAACTCTTTCAAATATGATTTTGCCATATAGTATAAAACCTCTTTTATTGAACTAATTTATTTTATAGATTAATATTTTTATAGGAGAATTTACAATATGGGAAAACTTTTTGAAGCTATTGTTGGCGGAAAAAACTTAAAAGAAGACATAGAAGCTGACTATCAGGCAGCACAGTTTAGAGCTGAAAGCGTAGTCAAATCTTTTATGAAAGACTATTCACCTAAAATGACACGCATGGCTTTTGAGAAGGCTTTTAGCAAACTTTGTGAGTCTACAAATTTGAAAGAAGCAACTGATGATAGCTATGGCTTCCATACAAGAGATGGCGATAACGAAACTGTTTACGATAAATTTGGAAATTATTACCAGCTTGATATGTGGTTTATAGGTGAGGCTACACCTTATAAGTCGTATCAAGAAGCAGTTGATGACTTCAGAAGTGGTTGTTTAGTTGACAGCGGAATTGATGATGATTTAAGAAAAGAAGGCGTTACCGACATCGACGACTACGCTGAAAGTTTTACAGACTTTGCAATTAGCATTTGTCCGAATTATGTTGAGTAAAACAACGGGGAGCAAACGCTCCCCGTATTTTTTACAGCATATCTTTGATAAACTTTTTGATTAAAATATCTGCATTTGTGCAGTTTTTGTCAATCTGCATCTCGAAAGCATGGTCAATCGCTTTCTTAAATTTCGGACCAGGCTTAAAACCTTTTTCAATCAAAACTTTACCATTGATGACTGGAGTTGGTAATGGAGTTTCGTGCAATTTCCAAATGTCTGGCTTACGAACAGCAGCCATAATACCTTCCCACTCATCTGTAAAAGTCTTGACACAAGCTTCTTCATCAGCCTGAGCCAAAAAACACAGCTCATCAAAATGTTTCCACTGGACAAACTTCCAAATACGTGCTTTGCTCTTCATTTCTGAAATGCGATGCGCACGCATGTGTTTCAATGTCATCTGTGAAATGAAATCACAATCTTTGTTAGTCATTCCCAACTGTTTGCAGAACTCGAATGCAGGAATTTCACCATCAATATCATGTGTAACAACTCGAGGAATATCCTCAACAATTGTAACACCATTGAACTCCAAAGTGTTGTGTTTAACTTCACCTTTCTTTGCAGCAATTGGTTTACCAATATCATGGCAGAATGCAGCCATCATCATCAAGAAGCGTTTATGAGTATCTTCAACTCCAGCCTCATTCAGGATGTCAAACATTCTCATCATAACGAAGTATGTATGGTCCCAAGCGTTTCCATGTGAAACCAGCTTTGCAAAGTCTTTCAAGTCTTCAGGTTTTGTAACACTAATTCCAGTTCCGTCTTTTCGCTCAATCCATGCACCCTCAGCATGCCATTTGAATGACTGCTCACATGTCATCAAGCTGTCGATAATTGGACGCATACCAATTAAAGTATCAATCTGTGATGCCCAGAAAAACTCTTCGAAAACGAAATCGAAATGTTTTCCACCAAAAATACCTTCAACTTCTTTCAGCATACGCTCTTTTGAAACTTCTTCAAAGCGGTTAGCGTCTAACAAACGGCAAGCAGCAATGTCTAAGTCCATTGCGCTGAATGAAGGCATAAAACCAGTCTTAGACATAAAGCGAATTGCTCTGAACAAACGCAGTGGGTCTTCATCCAAACGTTCATTCATATCACCAACAAAACGCAGAGTTTTGTTATTGATGTCTTCGACACCGCCAACTGGGTCGATAATGTTTCCATCAACATCTTCAAAAATTGCGTTTATTGTGAAGTCACGGCGTGAAGCATCTTCTGCAACGCTTTTTGTAAACTCAATTTTTGGGTGGCGGCCTTTAGTGATGTCTTTTCGCAGAGTTGCGATTTCAATCTCTTCAAGATGGCCATCGTTCATTTCAATCAATGGCATTGTAACACCAAATGGCTCGCTGTTGTCAGAAACATTGCTGAACTTTCTGAAGATTTTATGCAAGTCTTCTGGAGTTGCATCTGTGCAAATATCATAATCATGAGGCTCAATTCCAATGATAGCATCACGAACACATCCACCAACGAAGTAAGCTTTGAAACCAGCTTCTTCAATTGGATATAAAACGTTCTGTTTTAAGATTTCTTTTATTTTCATATTAACGGCAAATCTCCTCGTAAATTTCTGAGTTTGTAAGCGCTCGGACAGAATAGCGCAAGTTGAAACCGTTTGTCTGAACTACAGACTGATGAATTGTTTCAGGATGTGTGATGGTATAGAGTCCGTTATCAACGTCCACAATTCCAAAACCGAGCTTTTCAAGAATATCTTCAAAAACAGTCTGTTCATTCTTAGTCATATGTACCTCTTTACGTACATAATATATGAGATTAATATAATAAGTTCAAAAAGTTCTACTAATTTTTTATTAAAGGAGAAAAAAAATGGCTAAACTCAATGAAGGCTTTTTGGACTCAATTACAATGCCAATGAGCCTAGCAAGATACGCATATAGTATGCACTTCGACCAAAAAAGGATTGCAGATAGCTCAATTGAAACACTTATGAAATTTGTTGCTGTGCCTTGGCTCAAGTCTAACAAAAAGTATATTCCACTTCTTAGAAAACTTGGAAATGATGATTTGGAAGCAGGACTTACTAAGGTTGTAACTCTTATGCAGAAAAACTTCAGTGAGAGAGTTCATAAGAATGATTTGTCTGACTCAGAAAAAGAGTTCTTAGGTGAATCACGCATCCGTGAAGCTGACGATGATGACGACCTTCTTGGATATGGCGAAGAAACTGATGAGCCAATTACAGATGTTTATGATGGAGAATTGACAGGCAGACCAGTTGGAAAATACAAGTTTCATCCATCTGAGTTAGACTACGCAGCTGACACACGTGAGCTTGAAGGTTTTGACGATTATGACGATCCAGATAGCTATTATAAAGACACCTACCCAATTTCATGGAAAAATGAGCAGGCAGCAGCTGGACCAATCCTTGCAGAAAAAGACTGGGAAGAGCTTCAGCATGAAAGCAATGACACTGATACTTCTAATGGTATGGGTGGATTCTATATGAATGCATACGATTATGAAGAAGGTAACAGAGATGATGGTAAAGACTGGTATGATGTAGGCTTGAAAGAAAGCGCATTGTTCGAGTCAATTCTAAAAGGAAGAAAATAATGGTATTAAATGAAACACGCCAAAATTTGGAGAATGACCGTATTGACGATAGAGAAATAAAAGAATGTTTTATAAATGTTCTTAAATATGATTTCGGAATTACAATACGCCATATTAAAGTTCATTCTACACATGGCGAAGGCCCAGACTTTGTTTTTGAAGTTGGCCTCGATGGCTCAGAATATGATGATGACATTTTGGCAACATTATATAGAAGACATGTTGGAACTGAGCCTGAAACAACAGTCTTCTTGGGCTCAACTCTTGCTGGTGAAGGCAGCTACTGGGAAAGCCATACAATTGAAGAATTTGAGCACGACTTGACAGACCTTATTAAGACAGCACAAGTTGCTGGAAATATCAAAGGTGGAAAAGTTGTTCTCAGCGAGTCTTCAGACGTTGTTCGTAAAAGACTTGAAGCTGCTGTCGCTGCAGCTAAAGACATGGAACCTTTGAAAGAGTTTAAAGTTTCACACAATATTCTTACTGGTGAAGGTGAACTCACAACTGCTCTTCGTGACCTCGAGTTCGTTGGCGAGGTTGAAAAAGAACTTGGAAAAGGTGAATGGACAGTTTGGTTTAAAGATAAAGAAGCTTATCTTGATTTGAAAGTGAATTACAGCACTGGAAAATACAAATTTGAACTTTACAACATGGCAAGTTCCGAAGGAAAATGGGCTGGTGTCTCAATTGAAGAATTTGTTCACGATGTAAAAGAAGCTTATGACTCAATTTATGGAAAGTTGAGTGAAGCGTCTATCAGACCAGGAAATATCAAAGACTTTTTGAAAGCCGCTGCTTCTAAATTTGGAGCACGTTATCAAAGTGGCTGGTGGGGATATGGCATCACTGAAGGTGAAGGAACATGGCAAGGTGGCAAATGGGCAGTATTGTATGATGAGGACCATGGAGAATTGATTTTCAAAAAGTCGACAAACTCATTTGGCATCTCACCAATGGGACTTACACGTAATAAAGCAGACTATTCAGTTTCAGCTAACAAAATTTTAACAGTTGAAGATGTTGTAGACTTCATTAATAAAGGTCTTGAAAATGCTGGAGCTCGTGAACATGATGAAGCTAACAGAAAAAGTGCTGTTGAAAAAGCGCTAAATGATGCTTGTGAAAGATACAGCGTCGATTGCTTAGACTTTTATGAGGCTAAGCATGATGTTTATATTGCTGAACTTGATACTGAAGACTCTGGAGCAGCTGAAGACATTGAAAATGCGGTAAAAAGCGCTTATGAGACTGCAACAGTTTACATGAGAGACTATTCTGACATTTCAGAAGACAGATACGAAGATTTGGACCCAGATTTTCGTGATAAAAAAGTAATTATCATAAGATTTGATTAAAAAATGATAATGGGACCATACGGTCCCATTTTTTATTTTTCTTTTTTATCTTCTACCCATTCAAGGAAAATACCATCATCATACTTTCCAAACCGCGCACGTTTCGCTTCCACAGCCGCAAAAAGTTGGTTAGTTGAGATGTTGTATGACTTTGCAAGTGTGATAAAAGCTTCAAGTAAGTCACCCATTTCTTCAGTAATTCGAGCAATATGATGGTCACATTCACTGTCGCTCATTGGTTCAACTTCACTTAAATGGTCAAACCAATTGACACATTCCAAAGTTTCGCCAGCTTCTTCAACAAGTTTTCGGGCAAGTTCTTTTCTGAAAGAGCCATTAAACTGAACATGAGATGCTTTGAATGCTTTTCCTTCTTTGATAAGAATATTTGGTATTTTGTCACGAACAAGTTTATTTACTTTTGTTTTGCTCATATCAACCCCAATACATTTGCATATAGTCATTTGTGGCAATACTAACATGAGCATCACCAGAATAGTTTGGTGACTTAAATGTTACGCCACCTTTAGGTAGATTAATAATTCGCTTGACACATACATTTGTTTTTCCTGTAATAGGGTCAACATATGGAATTGCTTTTCCATTTTCATCACGTTTGATGCGTGTCCAACGATAAGTTGGGTCATCATTTTCTTCGCCATCTGGTGGAGCACATGTTTCCCAGTCAATCTCAATCAACTTAACAGACTTGGGAGTTTTAGCAAGAAGTTGGAAATAATCAGCCATTCCGTTCCAAGAACATCTAAAAATCGTGCCAATCTCCAAGTCATCGATAGTGTTAATCATTTTCCTTTCCATTCTCCAACTCCCACCCAAGTTTCTTGTTCTTGTTGCTAGAGCTAACGACAACCATTTTATCATGGCGTCTTTTTGTTCCGCTTTTCAATACAACCATTTGGTCGCCCCATTCTACAACAGTGCCGAACTTACATCCATAGAAACTATGGTCACCACCATGAGGATAGATAACTACATCATCTTTTTCAATATC